CCGAACTTCGTTACGTGCAGACTGTAATTTCTCAATAGATAACTTCACTATTTGGTCTTGTGTGTCGCCCTCTCTAATAACATAACTCAAAGGTGTTTTTGCTAAAAGACGTGGGACAGAGCTATGAAGGGCAAATCTACGTGTACTTTCATATTTATTTAAATCAATAAAGAAACCACTACAATAAGGTAATTGCCAATAATTCTTACTCTGTTCAAGTGTACATCTGATACCAATACCATTTAAAAGGCGATTTACACATTCTGGATTAAGCGTGTATTTTGAAGGATACATTCCAAATGAGTCATCACCATTACACAAAATCTTGTAATCAGTGATCGGCTGTGATTTACCATTGAATGTGTTACGAGCCAAACAAAACTCGTTAAATGCCAAGTTTAACAATGTGTTCCCGAGTGAAGTGTTGGCATCCCCAGACCGACGGGTGCCACGTAATTTAACTACAATTTCATTCTCAGTGTTTTTCTGCTGTTTAATTGAATACTTCCATTCATTAATATTTGAATCCATATGTTTTATAATTACTTCTCTTGAGTGGTCAAAACTTCCTTCAGGGATCATATGTAAGTAAAATGATTTTTCAATCTCTAACAATTCAGGATTGATGGATGAATCAAATTTTGAATAATCATTACTGAAGAAGTTAGTTTCACTCAATTCGTGAGTTTTAAAATAAGCATTCAAAGGACTACCAATTCCTTCTTTAGTGTAACCGCTCGTCATTACTAATGAATTCTCTGGACTAAACAAGTTTTTACAACATTGTGTCAGTGATTTAAACGTTGGCCCTGTGGCCACAGTGACTTTTTCGCTAGGATTAGTAATTATACGAGGAGGTGAAGAAGGATCAACTTTATTAATTAACTCTTTCTTAACAAACGCAGATCTGTGTCGCATCTCGTCATACAAATGCATATACTTTTCACGGACCATTGTTTTATCTAATTCCACAAATCTCTTGCGTTTGCTTGCAGGCCAGTTATCGTGTGATTGTGCCCAAGCTTCCACAGAAATAACTTCGTCTAAATAAGGAAGCTTTGGTGTAAAAACGGTCGCACAAAAATTTTTAAAATCAGACATGATTTCAGGGTCAACTTTAGGGGCAGCACGCCCTTGTCTTGCAGTTAATGCGTAGAGAATATTTTGACCACTGCACTCATGTAAGAGCCAATTTGAAGATAAATACGGATACAAAGCGTAAATTGGCCTAGACTTGGGTTCATCAACGATAACTTTCTTTACGACTTTAAATGACTCCTTGACAGGAATATGTTGTTGTTTCTCGACTGGGATTTCAGCAATAGATTTGCCAACAGGTAACATAAATGATTTCTTGTCTTTCTTAAACTTCTGCCGGGAAGTTGGACGTGTGATCCAAGTCCTAAACGAATCCCAACAGGAATTTTTACGATTTAACAATTTATCAACTTTCGACATTGATTTATTAGTTGGCAATTTCTTCGCAGTAGAACAGCACATATCGCGTAAGTTGTGTCCTTCAGTACGTAAATAATGTGCAACCCAGGATGAATTTTCGTGATACTGCGATGTGCTTTGAGCAATGACTCGATTTAACAATGCAGCACCTTTAGTTGAAACAACATCATTACCAATGATACGCTGAATAATTTTATCATAAATAGCCAAAGGCATACCATTGGTAGTAAATTTAGTTTTAAAAGGTGAAGTTTTGACGTATACACAATAACCATTAAATTCTGTGTGAGGTTTCCACGCGGCCATCCCGTAAAAATCTTTGAAGAGATAAGATGTGGTACCGTACCAAAATTTGTTAACGTCGTTATCACAGTGTACGATTTTGGCACGGA